CTTGTCTTGCTCTGAAGCAACACTACTTAGTGGAACGGTACTTGGTGCGGCTGGTGCGTAAAAGCTTTCCTCAATAACTGTTACGGCGACGCCTGGTGAATTTAGTTGTGCCATTGTGAGATTTCTCCTAGATCTTGCTCAATGTATTTATAGCAAAATGAAAAAATCTTTCAATTTGAACCTAGTAATTTACCAAGTTTTCCTCCATTTCCTCTAAAAATTCCTGATCATTAATCAACAATTCGATAGATCTATATAGGTCTTCAATGCCTTGATTGTTGTCTATTACAGCATCAAACTCAGTACCGATCCAACTCCATTCGCTGGCATGAATTCCTGATTCTATCATTAGTTTTTTTTCTATTTCATTACCCCGATTAGCAGCCAATGCCGTATCATACCACATAGGTAAAGGTCCTCTTTTGACCCAAACAACTTTGCCGCCTGCATTTTTAATAGCAGCTATCTCATTGGAAAATCTGCAATCACTGATCACCACATTATCTGTGGTATTTTGAAGTTTATTTTCTAAACTAGCTATCCAAATGTCGTCATTAAACCCTTTACGACAAACTTCAGTGCCCCAATATTGTAGTATCCATCTCGGAGTAAGATTAGGCATATTGAGTCTTTTACTCCACCAAGGGTCTACTCGCTCACGCCATTCCCTGCTTTGTTTGGTTCGACCCTCCAACATTTCTCGATCCCAACCAAATACAAAAGCAACCGCATCTTTCAACGATCCGGCAAAACTATCTCTTTTAAATTCATGAAAATTAACTAGATAATCTGCAATAGTATCTTTGCCACTGCCGATCAAACCACAAATGCCTAGTATCACAAAATTCTCCTTTTTGCAATATTACAGCACTATTAAGTAAAAGTCAAATATAAATTAGCCAATAACAAAATAATATCCGCTACCACCAGGGACGAACATTTCGATTTCTTTTTCTAACTTTTCCAACTCTTCTTTGCCAGCTGATTTTAAGTCGGCACCATTCAATCCGCCGGCGCCGCCTGGCCCTGCTATTTGACTAAATTTGCTACGTGCTTCGCCTAACATCAACTTACAACCAGCTAAGGTATAATCTTTAAACCATTGTCCAGCATAGTTATCTTTAAGTAAATGATAATCAGGTCTATAGTTATAACCTTTTATTAAAATCTGCTCTCCTTCGCTATAAGGACGCTGAAGAATTCTCAATGTATGACTAGTAGGAATCCATTGAAATTCTATGTAAGCACCAAACATACGCCCTATTAATTTTTGATAACCGGCAAACATTTCATATGTAGCTATACCGCCTAACATGGTACTATTCAACAAATATGTATTTGTATAGGCCAAATTGAATGGTTCGAAATTTGTGCCGCCGCTACCGCCTGCTGTTCTTGATCCGATAGTCCTACGAAAAACACTACGCACTTCTACAATATCGTCGGGCAATCTATAGTCGTTAGTATCTGCTTGTAATTCTAAAAAATAATAAGCTTCTTCTACAGCATTAGGACTACGCTGTCTAAATTTGGCTAAAGCTCTATTTAAAGCAGTCTCGTAATGAATGGGGTCTAATTCCACATCTACCATACCGTCACCTAACATAGCCTTACAATAGGCATAAACTTTTTCTCTTTCTTCTGTAGCAGTGGTTTCTAGCATAGTGGTTCTCCCAGTATATTTATCAGCTGATAAATATCATATGCCACGCTTATCACTTTATCGTTCAGAAAGAGGAAATGATTTTAAATTCATAGATCGTCAGATCAGTGAAATGTTTGCCATCGGAGGTACTGATTTCTATCTACACAAATACATGGGTGTAAAAAGTTCTTCTGCAACTTCCACTGCCGACACTCCTTTTTATACCAAAGACGGTGTTACACCTGATTATAATCCTACACAAATACAAGATTTACTGTTATTGGAAAACAGAGACAGAAAATATGATTCCAGTATCTACAAAATTAGAGGGCATTATAATGTACAAAATCTAGATTTTAACCTTAGTCAGTTTGGCCTGTTTATTGACAACGATACCGTATTTGCCACTGTACACATCAATGACTGGATACAAACTATTGGTCGTAAACCAATCAGTGGTGATGTAGTTGAAATGCCCCACTTAAAAGACGAATTTGCCCTAAACGATTATAATATTGCCTTACCAAGATATTTTGTCATTGAAGATGTTAGTAGAGCCAGTGAAGGATTTAGCATTACTTGGTGGCCACATTTATATAGATTAAAACTTAAAAAAATTACAGACTCACAACAGTTTGCTGACATATTGGATCAACCTATTACAGATGCCAATGGTGATCCCACAAATCAAACTCTACGTGATGTGTTAAGTACCAAAGGTCGAGAATTAGAAATCAACGAAAGTATCATAACACAAGCCGAAGCAGATACCCCACTAAGTGGATATGAAACTAGACAATTTTATACATTAGCTGTCGATCCCACTAATGGAAATCCTGTTTTAACCACCGTCGATGATAATACACCACCGCCTGATGCCAGCACCATGGGTCTAGATGCTAGTCGAATACATGGTCGTGCTGTTAGAAGTGGTTATACTGGATATTTGCTAGGAGACGGATTTCCACCTAATGGATACGAATTTGGTCACGGTATCTTATTTCCAGCTAATCCTTACCTCAATGACTATTTTTTAAGAACAGATTTTGCTCCAAATAGACTGTTTAGATATAACGGAAAACAATGGGTTAAAGTGGAAGATGCTCTGCGTCATACATTGACCAACACCGATAATCGAACCACACAAAAGACCAGTTTTATAAATAATACCAACGTTAATACTATTAACGGTGAACAGGTCGTTGAACGTCAAGCACTCAGTAAAGTCCTCAAACCCAAGGCAGATTTATAATGCAGCATTTTTATGACGGTCAAATAAGACGTTATCTTGTACAAACTATAAGATTACTCAGCAATTTTGTTGTCAAATATGCCGACGGCACCTTAGTCCCAGTCCCGGTAATGTACGGAGACATGGATAGCCAAGTCGGTAATATTATCAGACAAAATAGTGAAAATAAAATTCAAGGTGCTCCAAGAATAGCTGTCTATATCAGCGGACTAGAAATGGACAAGGACCGGTTAGCTGATGCAACTTTTGTAGGCAAATTACATATAAGAGAGCGCGAAATAGAATTTAATCCAGAAACCGGACGTGATGAATATACCAGTTCTGAAGGTAGTAATTATACCATAGAAAGAATTATGCCTACCCCTTATAAGCTTACTGTAAAAGCTGACATATGGAGTGCTAATACTGATCAAAAATTACAAATTTTAGAACAGATATTAATGTTGTTTAATCCCAGTTTAGAAATACAAACTAGTGATAATTATGTAGATTGGACCAGTCTTAGTGTGGTTTACATGGACGATTTAAATTTTAGTAGTCGTTCAATTCCTGTGGGCAATAACAGCGCCATAGATATTGCCACTATGGATCTAAGCATGCCTATATGGATAAGCCCACCTAGTAAAGTTAAACGTCTAGGACTAATTAATCGTATTACCATGGGAATGTTTGGTCAAATCGGAGACAGTGACGAGGGCTATATTGACGGAATTGATTCTGGTAGCGGAGGCTCGGGACCTGGATTACTTGATAATATAGGAGGCATAGCCACCGTTATTGATAATTTTGATATTGTAGTATATGGCGGTCAAGCTAGAATTTTTTATCCCGATGCCAGAGGACATAGAGTAAACAATTTAATAGATGTAGGTATTGATTCAATAAAAATTGTTAATTGGACTGTGATATTTGACAAATACCCTGGCAAATACAGTGGCGGCAATAGCAAATTATTTTTACTACAAAGTAATGGTACAGAAGTATTTGGCACTGTAGCTATCAATCCTATAGATCAAAGCATTCTAAATGTACAATGGGATACCGATAGTTACCCTACGAATACCGATATTAGCAGTGAACATCGCCCATCTAGCCCTGGCACTTTTGATGCTATAATTGACCCAAAAACTACAGGTCCTAAAAGCGGATTAACTGCGCCAACTGTTGGCACTAGATATCTAATCATAGATAATATCGGCGGAGGCGTTAGAGAAACACTTGTAGCAGAAAATTCCAGTAACAGAATAGACACCATGGTCGACTATGACAAAGTGATAAGATCCGAAGTATATGTTAATAAAATACCTGTAAACTTTGAAACTTTGAACATGGAAGGAAAATTAGTCATCAGGTTAGACACCTCCGCTCAAGTAGATGACATAATAACTTATGAATTATTTGTTAATGAAGATGGCCCCGATGCTTGGAAAAACGATGACGGTAGTGATTTTATTGCCAATACCAACGACATTATTGAATGGACTGGGACAAAATGGCATGTAATTTTTGATAGCACAGCTTCGAAAGATACTATATATTATCTAACAAACATTTATACCAATGTACAATATAAATGGAATGGTGTTAGTTGGGTTAAAAGTTTCGAGGGCGAATATCGTAAAGGATACTGGCGTATACTTCTATGAAAGAAAAAATTGTTTGCAGCGGTGCATTATTTTATGCCAAACAAACCGGACGTAATTTGCTACTACAAAAGTCCAATGGCAAACATAGAGGCACTTGGAGTTTAGTCGGAGGCACAAACGAAGCCGGAGAAAATGCTTGGCAAGGACTACTACGTGAAATGGAGGAAGAAATTGGGTTTGTGCCTGATATACTAAAATCAATTCCCTTAGAAACCTTTGTCAGTAACGATAGCGTGTTTAATTTTCACACTTATCTTTGTGTAGTCAATGACGAATTCGTTCCAATTATCAGTGATGAACATAGTGGGTGGGCTTGGACTACTATTGATCTAGCACCCAAGCCTTTGCATCAAGGACTACGTAGTAGTTTTAGTAATCGTGCTATTAGAACTAAATTACAAACTGTATTTGAAGTTATGGATTTAATTTAAAATCCCAAATACTTGCTTCTAATAAAATCTAAATCGTATCTTTGCTCAGTCATATGATGCGGCTTGCCTTCAAATGGTTCAAACGTAGGCCAACAGGTACGCCAATACTCTCCCCATTTTTCAGTTAAATATTCAATGTTTACGTCACGGGCTGCATCAACTTTTTTCTGAAATTCTGGATCACGACGTCTTGTATTACCACCATAAAAATGATATTCAGTCTTATCGCCACCACCGTGATAATAATTGCTCTTTAATCCCAATACCTTTTTAACAGGCTTGTGCATTAGCCTCATGATATAGTCGTCATCTTCACTATATGCTGGATACATATTTTCATCAAATAGACCAAACTGTCTAACCACCTTATCAGTGATTAAAAATACATCCCAACTGCCTACTTTGAAATCTCCACCATGCCCATGTATCATGTCGATTTCTGGATCTGATGTAATTGTCTGATACATTTCAGCTAAAAATCCTTGGCCAAAGCTTACATCATCGTTTACTATGACCCAATAAGGTGCCATAATATAACTTTTAATCATTAAATTCCAAGAGCAAGAAACTCCCATGTTAGCGGGCATATGGCATACATGAATATTTTTAATGAACTTATGTTTAATCTTAGCCATACGGTCCAAATCTTCTGTGATTTCACCTTTGCCATTATTATTAATAATAAGAAAATTTTCCACAGGGAAATCCACACTAGCCAACAATTTAGAAACCCAATACGTGTCAAATACTACTGCTGTACCTATTACTGGAATCATCACGCACCACCTGATAAAATATAATCTTCACCTTTTTTAACTCGATCTCTGTGATCCAACATTTTACTTAGAATTTGTTCATCCACTAATCCTGGATATACCCACCAATCCTCATAATTACGCCATTCATCTGGAGCAATATCATTGACTACTAACACATATCCTTTGGATTTTAAATACTCTCTTGATTGTTCTCTAAGCTCTTTACGATCTGTATTATAGTAATCATGCTCATAGGTAATGACTTTAAACTTAAACTGATCAAAAGGAATCTTTTTCAATATTTCAAATGTTACTTCGGGTGGGTCACAATCTAATTGAAGATAATCTACTGCTGGTCCCAACTCCAATTCACGAATAATTTTAGCATAATCTATTTCTAAAGCATTTTTAACTAAGAACGGGGTACGTCTTGTATTACTAACTTGACGCTCATCTAAATCAATGCTTATACCACGCCAATCGAATTTTGTTTCAAGTAAGGCTGTGTTATTACCATAAAAAGGTCTACCTGCACCTACTTCAATAAACGTGCCCTCTCTTTTTCCATTAAGCATACTGAGCACAAACATATCTTGATATGCTTCGCTATAGTTTGTTTCTATAGATTCTGATCCTGGGAATTTATGTTTTAATTTATAATGCTTGGTAACATCATAATTGTCAAAAGGAATCTCAACATAAGAACTCATAAACTTTAAATTGTTATAGATAACACGTTTATAATCTTCTGATAACTCTTTTGAACGCATAAGCCCCTTAAACAAACTACGGGATTCATCACACAATCCACAATGCCAACTACTTAGAGCTTTTTGAAAGGTTAATACATCTTTACCAGAATAACCCACATCAGTACGTAATCCAGATTGGATTGTTTCGGCAACACTTTCGCCAATACTGGCCGTAGTATAACATTCATTCCAATGCCCATCCTCTTCTTTACGTTCGTAAAATCGACTGAGATGATAATAAGCTTCTGGTCGCTTTGGTTGTAAAGCCACTGCGTGTAATAGCAACCCTTTTACAGTAAAGTTTCTACTACCTTGACGCTCAAAACATAATGCTGCCCTGATTAAACATTCATATCTTAACAGTTCGTCATCTGTTCTTTCTGCTGTTCTTAAATAATAAGACACAGCACTAGCCGATTGTCCTAGTAAATCATACTCCAACCCTATGGCGAAATTTCGCTCAGGATTAGTAGGATCTTTTACATACTCTAGTAAATGCGGGTAAATTTTATCTGCTTCAAGCATAATGATCTATATCCAATATATTTAAATGTGCTATATCAACGTTTCCTAAGAAATGATAGTTATTTCTCAGTATGATATGTAAAATGCGTTCTCCAAAGAAATCATAAAATCTCGACTGCTGATTTCTTTTATATATTTCTGGAAGGAAACTTGCATAGTTAGAATGAAATTCAAACAATATGCCAAATAATATTTCACAAATACGATTAAAGGTGACTGCGTCTGCTGTGAACATATGAAATGGCAAGAGATATTTGTACTTTCTCAAGTCATCAATCATGTCTACTGTGATAGGAATACGCCTATCACCTGCTAACCCATATAGTAACTGCCATCCTAAATTATTATGACAATGGCTAAAATGGTCATAAACATTATCAACATGTGGTGCAAACCCTTTTATAGCAGTGACAATGTCTTTGGCCTCGGGAACATATACTCTATTGGGTCTTAGATCAAATTCTTCATCCCAGTAAATTCTATATGTGTTTGTTCCTTTATATTCGTGTTGTGCGTTTTTCCAAACCCAATAAATTCCAGTCAAACTACCAAAATCATTGTTCATATGGCTAATATTTTCACCAATATTATCCATAATGAACCCTCTATTTTGAATAGAAAGATAGTCAGTATGGTTGTAATTCACAGCGCCACACATAATGTTTCGCTGATCAAACTGATTCTTTTTTGGTTCTCTGCCTACATAGCAAAGACAATACATTCCTAAGTCTATCATATAACATAGTTATCTATGCTAGTATTATAGTGGATTTTTTTACGTTGTCAAGTCTAACTTATTCGCATAATGGTGATTTTGGAGGCCGTACTTCCTGTGCCCAAAACAACCAAGGCGCTACTTGACCACCAAGTTATAGCGTCACCTATATTGTTAATCACAATAAAGTCACTGACTGATCCTCTTCTCATTGCAGACGAGTTTAATTGTAAGTATCTTGGGGTGCTTGACCCGTTAATCTTTAACCAAAAATCACTTTGAGCATATGCATTACCGCCGCCTACTACAGCCAAATTGTAATTTACAGTGACATAATAGCTACCCACCACACTAAAAGTAAATGTACCATCATCATTCATAGCACCAAAACTAGCACCTGCTGATAAACTGGCTGTAGAACTAAAAGTTACTATAGCACCACCAGATCCAATAGTTTGATCGCCGTTTTTTGTGTATACATAAGTAGGTGTAGCTACTTGATTAACCCATTGAACTCCAGTGCCTGTGGTTTGTAAATACTGACCATTAATGCCTGTTGAACCATCCACAGTAATAGTACCAGTGACAACCATATCCGATATGGTCGGTGACACCAATGTTTTATTTTCAATAGACTGATTTGCTATTAATGTTACTACTTGACTGTTGTCACTAAAGATATCATTGGCGTATATTTCACCTTGAACACCCAATCCACCAATTACCTTTAATGCACCACTGTCATTAGATGTACTTGGGGTAAATGCTGAAATTACTACTGAACTATCTGTGGCTGTTAGTGTAATTTCGCCCCCAGTACGGGTGTTCTCTATGGAAAGATTCTCATTATTACAAGAAATCACACTGGATGTATTCGTAGAAAAAAGATCAATATAATCTCTGTCGCCACCTACTGTATAATTTGGACCTATTCTTAATTTGGCATTGGGCCCTTGTAATACCATATTATACCCAGTAAGCAATGTTTCCGAAGGATCTAACGCTCCTGAATATATAGTCCCGTCAACTGACAAATTCTTAACAATACCCACCCCGCCGGTAACTGTTAAGGCGCCAGTTGAAGAGTCTGTACTATCAGTAGTAGAAGTAAATCTAACTAAATTATTGGCTCTTAATTCAGTAAAGTATCCAGTATTACGAATTGCCGATCCCACTGGTGTTCCCTGTAAAGATCCAGCATAAATTGCTCCATCAACTCCTAAACCGCCCTTGGTAATCAATGAGCCAGTGTACTTTGATGTACTAGCCGATGTTGAACCAATAGTAACATCGCCACTGTTAAAGTCAATAACTAACGTATCGTCTATCCAACTACTGAAAGGCTTTCTAGTTATATAAAAATTATTATCACCAGTACGTCCTAAAGCAAACTTTGGATCTCCGTTCATCTCAAAAGACAGTGTATTGTACCCACCATTGTCCATTGAGGTTTGGTTAAGTGCTATATCTGGCTCTCTACCTTCTAATCTTAATAGCCCCACATCTTCATTTAAGCTGTTGGCTACCAAATAAAAGGGCGACAATGTTACTGCATCACTTTGAAATGTCAAAGTGTTCCTAATAATAGGATCATCCACATAAGGACTGGTCAATGTCTTATTGGATAGGGTCTGCTCTACGTCAGTTCCCACTAAAGTAGTAGTAGCGTCTGGAATTGAAACTGTTCTTTTATCCGTAGGATTCACTACCGTTAATGTTGTTTGATTACTATCAGTGATCAAACCCTCAAATACTATTCCGGAATCACTTAAATATAATCCACTAATAGTGGGAGCCGTTAGTGTTTTATTAGTTAATGTTTCAACGCCGGTTAAAGTTACAAATATACTAAGATCTTGGGGTAATCCTTCTGGGCCACTTGGGCTAAATGTAACATAAACTGGATCTTCATTGGTAAAATTGCCCTGACTTCTTGCTATGTCAACCGTTATTTCATAATAATCAGTATGAGCTGTTAATTCTTTAAATTGAAAAATCAAAAACCAATTAGGATTATTCTGTTTTTCTACTTTAACGTAGCCTCTTCTAATGCTATTACCAAATAAATTTAAACTGTCAAAAAACTCAGAAAGATCATTTTCTGCTGCGTCACTTTTAGCAATGTATATGATTGTAGCATCGCTCATTGTGGAGTTATTAAATCGTATTTCACCAAAAGTAATAGCAGATGTTGTAATTAATGTGCTGGCATAATAACGATACCTAGTAACATCCAAACTGCTAGGCGGCACCCAACTGACATTGCCACTACCATCAGTTCTAAGAATATAATTAGTTGCGCCTCCTAATGGAAAGGCAGCATATCCTGCTTGAGTAGTATCTAACCAAAGTAATTTTAAATTTTGAGGAGGAATAGCAGCAATGTGAATACTCTTGCTGATGACCTGACTGCCGTTAAGGATTAGACCATCTTCGTCGGTACTGAGTAAGTGCGATGGGCCCGTCTGGTCTAAATTAATTGCCATTTACTATTCCTCTCTATTACTTATAATCCAGCTATCAATGTTACAAAGTCATCCCAAGTAGCTGAACTAGCTACCCAAGATTTCAAATCAGTTAACGAAACAGTTCCAACTGTTCCATCAGTTCCTTGTGTACCTGTTGTACCTTGATTACCTGTAGTACCTTGGAAACCTTGTACCGAGCTTGCGTTACCCTGTACGCCTTGACGTCCTTGGATACCTTGTACAGAAGCACCTTGTACACCTTGTGTACCCTGACTAGCTTGTGTACCTTGGATACCTTGTGTACCTAGTATACCCTGTGTACCTTGTGTACCCTGTGTACCCTGTGTTCCTTGGATACCTTGACGTCCTTGTATCCCTTGTGAACCTTGTAGCCCATCAGTGCCTTGTGTTCCTTGAATACCCTGTCCACCCTGTATACCCTGTCGTCCTTGAATACCTTGTTGCCCTTGTGTACCCTGTGTACCCTGTGTGCCTTGAATGCCCTGACTACCTTGAATACCCTGTGTACCTTGTGTACCTTGTGTACCTTGATATCCCTGAATACCTTGACTACCTTGAATACCTTGTCCACCTTGGATACCTTGCGTACCTTGTTGTCCTTGAATACCCTGTACACCCTGTACACCCTGTAATCCTTGGATACCTTGGCTGGATATTTGTGCCCAATAAGTAGTTGCAGTAGTTGGGTTTTGGCTTGTACTATGCGCTAGAATACAAACATACGAAGTACCATTATAGAAAACAATGTCATCAACGGCATATGTTGTGCCACCAACCCAAGTTGCCTTCCAAGTTAATCCTCTACCTTGGACACCCTGTTGTCCCTGAGTACCTTGGACACCCTGTTGTCCTTGAATACCTTGTACACCCTGTATACCTTGACCACCTTGAATACCTTGAATACCTTGGCCACCTTGAATACCCTGGACACCCTGTACACCTTGTACACCCTGTATACCCTGTCCACCTTGAATACCCTGTACACCTTGAATACCCTGTACACCCTGTATACCCTGTACACCCTGTATACCTTGTCCACCTTGGATACCCTGTACACCTTGTATACCCTGTACACCTTGTATACCCTGTACACCTTGTATACCCTGTCTACCTTGGATACCCTGTACACCCTGTAAACCTTGTACACCTTGGATACCTTGTGTATCCATTTGATTCCAATAAGAACTCACAGTAGACGGACGTTGATTTAAACTGGCTAGTACTGCAATCCAACTTTGTCCATTTTCATATACTACATCGTTTATAGCATAATTTGTAACACTGCTCCAAGTACCCTTCCATACAATACTATAACCCTGAATACCCTGTTGCCCTTGGATACCTTGTACACCTTGGATACCTTGTACACCTTGGATGCCCTGTACACCTTGAATACCTTGTCCACCTTGGATACCTTGAACACCTTGAACACCTTGAACACCTTGTATGCCCTGTACACCCTGGATGCCCTGTACACCTTGAATACCTTGTCCACCTTGGATACCTTGAACACCTTGAACACCTTGAACACCTTGGATACCTTGTGTATCCATTCTGCTCCAATAGGAACTTGCTATCGAAGGACGTTGATTTGTACTGGCTAGTATTGCTATCCAACTGTTACCATTTTCAAATACAGCATCATTTACAGAATAAGCAGTAACGCTACTCCAAACACCCTTCCAAATTAATCCTAAACCTTGAATACCCTGGATGCCTTGTACACCCTGGATGCCTTGTACACCCTGTATACCCTGTACACCCTGGATACCTTGTCCACCTTGAATACCTTGTACCCCTTGTATACCCTGTACTCCTTGGATACCTTGGATACCCTGTTGTGTCATTTGGTTCCAATATGTGGTATTACTTAT